CGGTACCAAAACGTAGAACGAGTTTGGGTTTGAGTTAGAAGGAATGTCAATTTCAATCACAGTCGTACCGCTAGAACCGCCGTCTTTTAGAACTAAAGTTCCAGCAGCGCTAGCTGTAGCGCAAATTGAAAAGCCTTTGATACGCGCTGGCTGAGCAAATACCGAACCAGACGCGTTCAGGTGCGTCGACTTGACATCATATTGCATAGTCATAATCAATCTCCTTTAAAAAGGGGCCGAAGCCCCATGGGTTGATTAGGAATCTGCGAAAGGTGTAGCCACAGTACCAGAACCGACGACAACGCCAGTCACCATGTACTTGTTGGCTGCGATGGCCACGATCTGAATCCATGTACCAGCAACACCGCCGGTAGTTGTACCGTTCAAGTTGATGAAGTCGTTGGATGAACCGTTGGCAGAAAAGCCAACAACAGCGCCGGAGCTGTCAGAGTCAACAGACAGCAAGCTACCAATGTAGATATCGCTAGAACCAGAAGTAGTACCGATCTTCAAAGAGCTGGTGCTAATGGTTGTAGGAACCCAAACAGTGTAAACAACGCCTTCGTTGTTCAATGTATTGGGATCTTGGCCGGGGCCAGAAGTTGTGGGGTTAGTGGATGTGTTAATGGTGGGCAATGTCAAAGTGACAGCCGCTGCCAAAGAACCACCAACGCTGATGATACGACCGCCGTGTGATACAGGGTCAAGAGTTGTGCTAGATGTGATCTCAACAACAGAGGCGGGGCCTTGTTGGTAGATGCCGCCCAATGAACGTACTGGGCCTTGGAATGTCGTGCGTGCCATGATTTTTTCCTTCATGCGGTTAAGGTGTATCAATCTGCATGAACGTCAGCCGGGACTGTTTGATACACCGGAAAGCCCGGATTGAGTGCAATATACAACAAAAGAAAAGGGGGCACAACCCCCCTTTTTCACAAACGCATTAAGCGCCTGCTGAACCCCACATACCGAGAGGATCAGACCAGCCGAAGCTATAACGCTCACGGGCTTTGTAACGAACGTTACCTGTATCGAAGTCACCGTCCATGCTGTTTTGCAAGGCGATACGCTCGAAGTGCTTCATACCGTTAGGCACGTCAGTGATCAAATACCAACCGTTTGTGTCGGTCAAGAAGTGGTTCACTGTGTAACCTTCAGGGATTGCGCCCATCTGCTTAATCGCATTGATGTCGTTGTCAGCAGTAGATACACGCAGTTCGGTGTCAAGCAAACGCTTAGCAACGAACATCAGTGATGGGGGAACAACCATCTTACGGGGCTTGGCGGCGATCAACAGACCGCGCTCATCGGTCCACGCAGCGATTTGAATCACAGCGTTTTCCAAGGAGGTTTCGTTCAAGTCAACACCAGTTGTTGGGCTGTTGTAGTTCACACCACCGTTAACGAGGGGGTGACCAACGCGAGTGCTGGAACTGTTGTTACCGAACAAAGTAACGCCGTCACCGCCCAAGTATGAACCGTTGAAACCGTTGTTGATAACGGAAGCGGCTTTAACTTGCTTGGTGTAAGCCATAGCACGGGCCAAAGACTTGGTGTAACGAGCAGACAAGCTGTCGTACAAGTTATCTTCCACAGCTTCTTCAGTGATGGAGAAGCCCAGAGCGATAGTCTCGTGGTTGTAACGTGCTGTGAAGGCTTCCTGCGCATTGTCATAAGCAATGGCTTGGCCCTCGTTCTTGACTGGAGCAGAACCAAAGCCAGCCAGCTTTGTTTCTTCTTCAAAGCTACGCTCAGATTTCTCTGTTTCGTAGATCTCTTTGTGCTCTTCGCCATAACGGGCGTATTCCATACCGAACAAAGCGTTCAGGCCGGGGAGCAACTCTTTAAGTAGTTGTGCGCGTGAAATTGCCATGGTCTATATCTCCTTAGATGCCGGTGGCGTTAGAGTACGAATGGGCACCGGGATTGAACTTAACCAAGATGTCAGTGTAGGCGTCGCCCACAGTTGAGAATCCGGGAACGTTCGCAAAACCGACAACACGGAACGCATAACCAGAAGTGGTAGCGGCAGAAGAGCCAGCCACAACAGCGGTGTTTGAGTTACCAGTAGTGGTGCTACCAGTGGAAGTTGACTGAACAGCGTTCAGGTACACGTTGGCACCCAAAGCAGCTTGTGTCACTGTACCAGCGGACTGGACTTGGAACACAGCGCGGTCGTCATCAATCACGTACGCAGTAATAGCAGAACCGTTCACAGAAGCTGTGTTGGCTGGGTAGTACTGAGAATAGATTGTTTGACCTTGTGCATTCACAAAGGAGCAACCGACGAAAACGCCGATTGTGCCTGCTGGGAATGGTGTGCTGTCGTCGCCGTTTGTAGTGACGATGTTGAGGTAACCCGATGTGTTGATTCTAACAATCGAACCGTTGAAAATGATCGTGTTGTAACCAGCAGGGTCGATTAAGAACTGACGTGTGCTACCAGCGTATGGTAGACCACCCAGCTCATTTACGGCGCGAAAGCCGTAGGGAGAAGCGGTAGATGCCATTTAAGGACTCCTAAGTTTATTTAGAACCAGAACCAAACCCACCTCCGCGCGTTGTGCTCGACTTGCGTTCGGCAAACAGCGGCATACGTGGATCGTTTTGTCGCATGAAGTTGTTGTCAACTGATTCCATCTGGTTTTGAGCCTGTTGGTTATAGTACTCATCCCGAGCACGGGCTTTTTCAGCAGACATCTTGCAGAGCATGAGGCCACCAATTTCCACGTTCCCAGTCTTTTCGTTCCCCACCATCATCAATTCCGGATGGTCTTCTGCCTTCACCGGCTCCCAACCTTCACGCATTTTGCGCGATACGTTGGTCACTTCCGCTTGGCCCATAACGTGAGTCGCTACCCAGCGATACACATACCCGGGTTCAGGCGTTGGATCAGGCAAGTTTGTCGGCGGTACGTATACAGCACGAGCAGATTTTTCGCGTGTCTTAAGATCACGATTTGTACGGTCAATTGTTTCAGCCATCTTAGCTCTCCAGTTTTGCTACTTGTGCAGCATATTGCTGCGGGGTTAAACCAAATTTTTTCGCTAACGCTACTTGCGTTTGAGTTAGCTTAATTTTTCCTGCACTCGTAGAACGAGATACAGAGGCCACCACTGTCGTAGGTCGCTTTTGAGCCTCACCAGACCTTGGCTTGTCATTCGTCTGCCCGAACAAATCAGGAAACGTAGACTTCATGCGAGCATCAATTTGCTCGAAGTATTCAGCAGAGCGGGGGTCCACTCCGTTTGAGACTAGTTTTTGATGCAGCCCTAGTGCGTAGCTGGTGTATTCCTCAAACCCTTGCTGTCCGAACCACTGGTTTTTAGCCTGCCAGCGCAGCGTTTTTTCGTCCGGTTCAGCCCTTGAAGGTTGGGCTTGTGGAGTTTGTACAGCAAAAT